CAAGCGGTTCGTGGTGCCTACTGCGAGTGTCATCCCAATATCCCAAGGTTCGGGACGCTGCTAACGTCAAAGCCAGCGGGTGCGTTATCACGCTTCAGCCGATCCACTTACCACTATTCAGGAATCAAGGTGCTGACGTACAGTCAAGCACACCCTTTTAACTCTGTCAAGCGACGTATTCAGCGCCATAAGCGCTGAACCCTTCCTCTGCAATGATCGGTCACAGCATTGACCAGCCTAAGCCAGTTGCTTTCGTCCTCTGATCACAGAGTGAGTCGCTTTATAGAGTTTTCAAGGTGCTAGGTAGAGCCTTGCAGTGCAAGGCTAGCCCTGTCAAGGGGGTGAATGAAAGTAATCCGCTAAGCGGGCGATCATTCCGGGGTGTTAGCCCCGTTCCCTCCGTCGTGCTTGCCTTACAACGAGAACACTACTCCGATCCCAGGGGCTGTCAAGCCCCTTTCTGGTGTGAGCCACATCACATCCGCTAGCCCTTGACATGTGGTGTCCCTTGCCCTACCCTCGCGCGGCATGTGTTGATCAAGTAAGAGGATCGCACACGCGATAGCACACCATGCTTACCGTTGTCAATGGATGTGGTGTGTGATGTGCACCACACTAGGTGGTGCACGTATACCACAGGGGGCAAGGGTATGTCCACCCCCATAGTATGTAATATACATCACATGAGCCATGCATGTTCTTGGGGGTATAGTCAACAATTTGTGATCCTCCTCACATCTCCTCCATCTGGCTTGACATGAGCCTGATCATGCTGTATCCTGCGCACAGCAGGTTGACCGGGGGATGCCTTATCGGCGCCCCTCCCCCTCCCCCTACTATAGAGTCAAAAATTCCCTCCCGATGGCCCGATGCGCGTCTCAGAGGCCATAAGCCTCTGACCTGCACGTATGTACCGTACCAATGAACGTTGTAACTGCGTACGGCGTACCCTTCCGATTACAACTGCCTATATATAAGTGAGGGCTTCGCCCCCACGCTAGAAGCCCGAACGACACCCTAGACAGTAGAAGCTCGCTACCAAGCGAGCGCTCGCTTCTACCCTAGTAGGGCTGCCCCTCAGGCAGCCCCTAACTACCTAGGACGAGCTTGTGGCTCGTCCGCTAGGAGCGTCGGCTGTCGCCTCCGCTGCTAGGTGCCCTTAAGGCACCTACCTTGGTGCCCTTCGCTTCAGCGGTTCCCGCTTCGGGCACTACCACTTACTCGCCTGGAGGCGAACACTTGGCTAACTTCGATACGTATAGCGGTACTATTACCGCTAACGCACAAACTGTTGTTGCTGAATGCAACAACAACAGCGGGGTCTATATCTGGCTCCAAGGAACTTATGCTGGTATTACCCTGGTGTTTGAGGGCACCGCTGATGGCGGTGCTACCTGGAATGCTATTGGTGCTTACCCGGTGAATGGGACCGGTGCCAACGTTACCACGTTGACCCCGGCGACTAACGCATTTGTTCATTACTACGCTATGGTCGGAGCTGCTAAGCAGTTCCGCGTGCGCTCCACTGCCTTTACTTCTGGTTCAATGTCGGTGAACCTCTGCGCGGTCACCGACGCAGATCCTGTGCAGTCACCCGCTGCTTCTATTACCGCCCCTGCGGCTGCCGCCGATGGTCTCGCTAACCCGACGACCGGTCAGGTCGGCGCGGACACCATGTATTACAATGGCAGTTCCTGGGACCGCGCTCGGAACAATGCTCCGATCGCTATTGACCTCACTGCTGCTCGCACCACGAGCGGCACTGGCGTTACTGGCACCAACTACAATGCGTCTGGTGTCTTCATTGGCATCAACGTCACCGCCGTTTCTGGCACTACCCCGACGTGCGTGTTCAAGGTTCAGTACTCCACTGACTCTGGCACCAACTGGGTCGACCTGGACGCCACGAACGCCGCTACGGCGTCGATCACGGCGACTGGTCAGTACTACATCAAGGTCTACCCTGGCATCCCCACAGTGGCTGCTGGGTCGTGCAACTCCCCGCTGCCGAGAACGTGGCGGCTTGCATGGACGATCGGTGGCACCACGCCATCGTTCACTTTCGTTTCAAACGCCGCATACATTCTCTGAGGATTAAACATGCCCGATAACAAGTATCGCTCTCCGCAGGCTGGCCCGCTGGGTTACAAGACCTTCGGTGCTGACTTCAACTCTGCGGTTGCTACGCAGCCGCTGACGCTTACGACCGAGGACGGCCTGACCGTCTACACGCTGTTCATCGGCACTGCTGGCAAGCTGTACCTGAAGGCTGGCGTTCCGGCTAACGCGACTGACGGCACCGTCGTCGGCACCCAGACCTGATGTCTGCTCCGATCATCAAGTACTTCGTGTACGACCATTTGCGTGGCGACCTTCGGGACGTCAGCAGGCCGGTTGGCGATCTCGCCAACCTCATGGACAACATGCTGGCAGATGGTCCGGAGAAGTCCGCTGGACTTCGCAAGCTGCTTGAGGCTAAGGACTGTTTCGTCCGAGCCGCTCTCGACAAGGACTGAGTATGGGTAGCCCTAAGGGGCTGTCGATTCAGGATGCCAAGACTAAGTACCTGGAAGGCGTGGCCGCTGGCCTCACCTCGAAGCAGGCTCTTGAGCTTACTGGTCGCAGTAGCCTCAAGACAGTTGAAAATTGGCGTTCAAGTGACCCTGGTTTCAGGCAAAGAGCGGATGAAATCCGCGCCGCCAGGAAGACGCAGCGAGGACGCGGAGTCGAGGATGATGTTTCTACCCTTGACTTCGCCTCCTGGCGCAAGAGGTTCCTCAAGCAAGACACGTACCCACACCAGCAAGCGTGGGTCGACCTCATCGAGGGTCGAGAGTACACTCCTCGACCTGGTGAGTCTTACACTCCGTCCGATCCTAATCGGATCATTGTTAACGTCCCACCGTTCCACGCAAAGAGCCAGACGATCACGGTAGAGTACGCGGTCTATCGCATATGCATGAACCCTAACGTTCGTATTGTGATCATCTCTAAGCGTCAGGACCAGGCTAAGAAGTTCCTGTATCAGATCAAGCTCCATTTGGCGAGTACGATCTACGCAGAGCTTCAGGTGGCTTACGCCCCTGAGGGTGGCTTCAAGCCTGACCGCGCCGATGGCGCGACCTGGGGCATGGATAAGATCTACGTTCGTGGTATCGACTCGGGTCAGAAAGACCCGACCGTCGAGGCTCTCGGTATGGGTGGCCAGATCTATGGTACTCGTTCAGACCTCATTATCATGGATGACTGCATCGTTAGCTCCAACGCTAACGAGTTCGAGAAGCAGATCAACTGGCTTGAGTCTGAAGTGGAGAACCGTGTCCGTGACGGCAAGATCGTCATCGTCGGAACTCGCCTTGCTCCCAAGGACATGTACTCGGAGCTGCGAAGCGGGGACCGTTACCTGTCTGGTGTCTCCCCCTGGTCCTACCTTCGACAGCCTGCTGTCCTCGAATTTGCGGAGGACCCGAAGGACTGGATCACCCTCTGGCCCAAGACGTCATCTCCGATGGAAACGGGCCAGAAGCCGGAAGAGGATGGCCTCTTCTCGGCATGGGACGGACCCCGCATGGCGAAGGAGAGGGACAAGAAGCCCCCTCGCATCTGGTCTCTTGTATATCAGCAGGAAGATGTATCGGCTGATGCTATCTTCCATCCTACTTGCGTTCTTGGTAGTGTCAATCGCAGCCGCAAGCCTGGCGTGCTCCGTGCTGGTGCTATGGGGCATCCTCGCAATGGTCTAGAAGGCCAGTATGTTGTGGCTTCTATGGACCCCGCGATGAGTGGTGACACCTTCTCGCTGGTTATGGCGATCGACAAGAACGAGAAAGACGGCGGCATCAACCGCCGTCTGATGAATGCGTGGCTGAAGTCGTCTCCGACCCCTGCGTACATCAGGGACCACATCAAGTGGGTCACTGACGAGTTCAACGTCAACGAATGGGTCATTGAGCAGAACGCGTTCCAGTTGTTCCTCATCTACGATGAGGACATCCAGTCATTCTGCCAGACTCGTGGGGTGAAGATCACCCCGCACTACACTTCACGCAACAAGCAGGACCCTGACTTCGGCGTAGCCTCGATGGCTAGCCTCTTCGGTGGCCTGAAGCGCCACGAGAACAGCGTCCGCGAGGGCCTGGACCACGACGGCAATAACATCATCGAACTACCTGATCCTGCTCAGTCTGAGGGCGTACGCGCCCTTGTGGAGCAGCTCACAACGTGGGCTCCTGGTAAACTGGGCAAGGATCTCAAGCAAGACGGGCCTATGGCCCTTTGGTTCGCGGAACTGCGAGCCAGATCCATGCTAGGAGTGGGACGCCAGAAGCGTTCCCACTTCGTTCAGAACCCTTACCTCAGCCGAGGAGATGCGCGTAAGCGCACTGTCGTGCCGATGGAGGCATATCGCCTGATGGCGAGCGGGAGTTGAGTATGTACCAGGCCAACGACCTGGGGCCTATCCCTGCTAGGGTCGCGGCCCTGAGGGCGCGCGATAACTTCAGAGACGCCCGAGTCGCGGAGGTTCAGGCTGTTCGGCGAGGCGACTTTCAAGCCATTGCCCCAGACCTGTTCTCTGACGACTTCCAGCGACCCATCGTCGCTAACCTGATTGACACCGCAGCCCGCGATATGGCTGCAATGATTGCCCCGCTGCCTTCAGTGAACTGCTCAGCCACCAGCACGCTGAACGAATCGGCTAAGAAGTTCGCTGACAAGCGGACCAAGATCGCTCGTTCTTACTTCGAGTCGTCTGAACTTGAGCGCCAGATGAACGATATGGGCGCTGATCACTACAATACCTTCGGTATGATTGTGTTCTGCGTAGAGCCGGACTTCGACGAGAAGGTTCCTTACATCTCGGTTGAGTCCTCGATCGGTGCATACCCGGTCTGGAACAAGCGTGGGCGAACCGTAGAGTTCGCCAGGGTCTTCTATCAGGACTATTTCACCCTGTGCGCGGACTACCCGCAGATCAAGAACCTTGAGAAGCAGCACCCTATGGGCGTGCTGTCCGGCAAGGTAGAGGTTGTCAAGTATGTCTCTGATAAGCGTGTCGTCGTATACCTCCCGAAACTGGGGGATTTTGTCCTTGAAGACATGGCGAACCCTCTCGGGGAATGCTACTATGTCGTCGGAAAGCGCCCTAACTTTGAGGACACCACTCGGGGAGCGTACGATGACGTGGTCTGGGTCCAGCTTGCGCGGCATCGTATCCAGATGCTGCTCATGGAGGGCGTTGATAAAGCTGTTCGCGCTCCTCTTGTGGTGCCAATGGATGTGGATGACATGGCTCTTGGGCCTGACGGTATCATCCACACCAATGCTGGTGCTGGCAGCGTCGGGCGTGCTCGCCTGGATATGCCTCCTCAGGCTTTCTCTGCTGTCGAGCAGCTCAAGCAGGAGCAGCAGCTCGGATCGATGAGCTCCGAAGGTCGTTCTGGCCAGACTGACGCAAGTCAGATCACCGGTCGTGGCCTCCAGGAGCTTGCCGCTGGCTTCAATACCCAGATCGTTGTGGCGCAGACCGTGCTGAAGTCCTGCTTCAAGCGCCTTGTGGCGCTGTGCTTCAAGATGGACGAAGAGCTTTTCGGTGGTCGGGAGAAGGAGATCCGTGGCAACGACGCAGG